TGATGGTATTGCAGCAAGTGCGGCTACTTTAATCACGTGTGCTGGAGATACAGTTAAAATGCCTAAAAATGCTTTATTTATGATACATAACCCTTTAACAATTGCAATGGGGGATTCAGAAGAGATGAGAAAACAGGCAGATGTACTTGAAAAATACAAAAATTCAATAATGGAAACTTATTTGCAAAAAGTTAATATTGATAAAGAAAAATTATCAGAACTTATGGATAATGAAAGCTGGTTAAGTGCTGAAGAAGCGTTGAAATATGGATTTATCGATGAAATAACCGAAAATGCAGATATTCAAGTTGTAGAAAATAAGGTTATTTCAAACAATATGGTATTTAATATGGCGGAGTTTAAAAACTTTAATGTTGATAAAAATATAAAAAATAATGGAAAAGGAAGTGAAAAAATGACAAGAGAAGAAATTAAAAATCAATATCCTGATATTTATGCCGAAATCATAAACGAAGGAAAAGAAATTGGTATCAAGGAAGAAAGAACAAGAATACAGGAAATTGAGAATTTAGGATATAACCACGAGGTAGTTGATAAAGCTAAATTCGAAGAGCCTAAAAATGCTAGAGATTTAGCATTGGAAATTGTAAGTTTAATGAAACAGGAAAATCAAAATAAACTTAACAGGATACAAGATGAAGGGAAACCACTTAACAATACGCCGAAAGGTAATGATGATGGGGTTAATGATGAGCAAAAAGCAGCAAATAAAATTTTAGCATTTTTTAAGAAAGGTGGTAAATAAATATGAAATATGATTATACAAATGAGCCAGATCATTTGATTGTTGGGAAAAAGGAACTGGTTGTAGCAGAACTTGTTTTACAGGTCGGAAAAACTGTGAAAAGAGGAGATATTGTGGATAAAGATGGTGCAATAATAACTGATACTGGAAAAGTATTCGGAATTGTTACAAGAGCTGCCGATGCAATTGGAGCTCCAACAAAAACAACTGTTTATACTGAAGGGGAATTTAATATTGAAAAAGTAAATTTCGGTACAGCAACAAAAGAAAAAGTAATTGAGTTATGCAGCGACAGAAATATTTATTTAAGAACATTAGGAGGTAAGGAATAACAATGAGCATGAATTTAGATTTGAGTTTAAGAACATTATTTTTAGTAACAGAGGCAATGCCGAGACCAAGAACATTTTTATTTGATACGTTTTTTGCAAATAGGGAAAATTTGGATACTGAAACAGTAACTATTGAATTTAAAAATGGTAGAAGATTGATGGCTCCATTTGTTGATAGATATGTTGACGGAGAGGAAATGCCAAAAGATACATTTTCAGGAAGAACATTCAAACCTTATGCAGTAGCTCCTAAAAAGACGTTTCACGCAGATGAGTTGACTTTTGAAAGATTGCCAGGAGAAAATCCGTTTTCACAAAGTGATCCTGATACAAAAAGACAGAAAAAAATTGCCGAAACTTTGCAGGAACAAAGCGAACAGATTGCAAGACGTTGGGAAGCGATGGCGGCTGAAACATTATATAAATTACAAACCACAATCGACGGAGAAGGAATATCAGACACAATCAAATATTATGATAACTCTTCTACGGAACATCATACAACCGTCGCTTCAACTTGGGACAATGCTAATTCTGACCCAATTAAAGATATAAAGGCTGTATTAAGCGAAATTAATAAAGCTGGAGGAACTAGACCAGAAGCCATAATTCTTGACCCATTGGCTGCGGAATTATTTATTAATAATAAAGCTGTACAAAATATGATGAATCTTAGAAATGCTTATTTTGGGGATATAAGACCTGAAGTTGAGGGTGTAAATGGTGCAAGTTATATTGGTACATTGACTGGATTAGGAATTGATATTTTTGAATATCAAGAATATTACGATTATGTGGATAAATCTACAAAGCAAACTAAAACAAAAGCAATTATTCCAGATTACACAGCTTTATTTGCACCGAAAGGGAATTTAGTAAAATTTGGAGCTGTAAGTACAATTAAAGATGGACTTTTGGAAGGGGATTTAATCCCTAGAACCTACACAAAGGAAGAAAATGATACTATTACAATCCGTACAATGTCAAAACCAGTAACAATTCCTTTGAACACAAAATCATTGAAAGTTCTAAAAGTTAAGTAGGTGATGGTTGATGACAGCGTATATAGTTAAAGAATCGTTTATTTATGGTGGGAAAATACAAAATATCGGTGAAGAAGTTCAAATACTGGAAAAAGATGTGATTGAAAATTGTATCGATAGAGGACTGATAGAGAAAAAAGACAATAAAAAAGCAGACACAAACGACATTCCTGAAGAAACAGGAGTGTCAGATTCTGAATCTAAATCAGATAAAAATAAGAAAAAATAGGTAAAAGAACATGAATTTTAAAGATATTTTAGAAAATGATATACAAAATGTGTTTTTAAATTCAGAAGAATTTGGAGAAACACATAATTTGAATGGTATTGATGTTATTTGTGTGACAGATGAGGACAGTTTTCAAGAAAAGGAAATTAGTGGAAAATTAACAATAGAAAGTGGATTTTACAAGGAAGGGATTACGGTGTTTATTGATAAAAAATATTTGAAGTATAAGCCTGAGGGTAATATGAGGATAGATTTTGACAATAAGGAATGGATAGTTGCAAACTGTAAAGAGAACTTTGGTATGTATGAACTCGATTTGTATAGATACACAGATTATTAGGAGTTGATTTAGATGTTTACGATTGAATTTGATGAAAGTGTCCTTAGTGACATAGAAAATAAGTTTATTGAGTTTCCAGAACAAGCTCCAAGAGCTTTGGCAAATGCTTTGAATAGAGTTTCAACTATGAGTAAAACTCGTATGGTTAGGAATGCAACTAAGACTTATACTGTTAAATATGGGGATTTATTAAGTGGGTTGACTACGAAAAGGGCTAATCCCGCTAAATTGATGGCTGAAATTAATTCAAGTGGAAGTTATTTAGGGTTAGACCATTTTCAGTTGAATCCAAACACAAGAACTGGCAGAACATCAGTAACGGCAACGGTAAAAAATGGAAATGGAATAATGCTAAATGATAGAACATTTATAGCCTACAACGATGGACATTTAGGAGCATTTGAAAGGGAAGGAAGTGGACGGCTACCGATTAAGAGAAAATATGGACCGTCTGCTCCGCAGATGTTAGGACCTACAACGTGGTTACCTGATCTTGATGAATTTATGTCTCAAAAATTAAATGAAAGGTTTGAACATGAGCTAAACAGACTCTTGTCAATGTAGTTTATGAGTATTAAAGTAATTGAAAAAAGTTTGTATGACTTTTTGTGTGAGGAATTTAAAGATACCAATTATCAAATATTCCGAGGGGCGTTGCCAGTTCGGAGATACGGCGAAATTGACAAAAATACAGGACAGAAAAAGCCGTTTTTTCCTTGTGTGACATTAAGAGCTTTGAGTTCTAGGCAAGTTACAGAAGGAATGGATAGTTATGATTGCGACGCTACTTTTGAAATAATAGTTGGTACTAAAAATGAAGATTATATTGATAATCTTTACAAAGGCGAAGAAATTAGAAGTAAACTTTTAACCAAAGTTTATGACAAAAGAGGTTGGGCAATACGGGAAGATAAAGAATTTAAGTGTTATTTATATGGTGACGAGTTTGGAGATTTTATATTTTCAAGAATCACATTTACGGTTTGGGATTATCCTGTCGAGCCTGAAATTTTGAAGGAGGAATAGCGGAAGCGGTAAAAGAACAGATAAGAAAAGTACTAAGAAGCCAAGAAAAAGAGTAAGAGATAAGAAAAGCACTAAAAAATCTAGTAAAAAGAAATAGAGTTTTGTAGGACAATGACAATTAAATAATAACTGTGATTTGTAATATTTTACTTTACAATGTCAAAAAAACTCTAAATTTTTGTTGCACTTTTGCTACTTTTAAGATATAATTTAATTGTCAAATGATAACAAGAGGAGGGTGGCAATATGGAAAAAATAATAAATGTTGCTCAATATATTTTTAATGAATATAAAAGAGTGACAGGAGAAATTATTGATGAAATGAAATTACAGAAGTTGCTGTATTTTTCCCAAAGGGAAACAATTGCTATTTTAAATGAACCTCTTTTTAATGAGACATTTGAAGGCTGGAAGTATGGACCCGTGTCAAGAGAGGTACGAACTTCTTACACAACAGATGGAATAAACTATGAAACAGAAGACATAAAAAGTGAAAGTAAATACATAATAAACAATGTAATTCAAGAATACGGAGCATTAGCATCGTGGAAGTTAAGTGCATTAACACATAAGGAAATTTCTTGGCTCAATTCTCGAAAAGGGCTTAAAAAAGAAGAAAACGGAAGGATTAAAATTCAAACTGAAGATATAAGAGAAGATGCAAAGAAAGTAAGACCTTATGACTATGTGTGGGATATGTACTATGATGAATTTGACGATTATGAAGCGGTGGTTTGATGGTAGGAAAAATAGTCAGATGTTTAACTCAATATTACGATACAAGATTACATAGAAATTCAATAAAATCAAGACCTGCTTTAGTATTAAGAAGTCCTGAAAATGATGATTATGTAGTTCTTCCTATTTCAACTATTCCAAACAGAATAAATGTAAATCCAGTATATGATATAGAAATAGATCCGTCAAAATTTCCTAAAATAAACTTGACTAGATTATCGTATATTAGGACACATAGAATGGTTTCGATACCAATGCAGCAGATAGATACAAGTGTTATAATAGGAGATTTGAAATCAGATTATGAAGAACTATTTTTAGAAATAGCGGAAAAAGTAGAGCAGTTTCATAATGAAGTCATGGAAGGGTTGTTAGAATAGCAATTAAAAATATTTAAAATCACAGTTATTAATTTAGCTGTGATTTTTTTATGTAAAAAAACAGGACAATGGCAATTGAATATATGACTGTGAAACTAAAATATTTGTTTTTTAAGTTTGGGATAATGGTATATTTAAAATTATTCTTTAATTCTTCTTAGAAATAAGGTATAATATAGTAAATTATTTTTAAGGAGGAAAATTATGGCACAAAAAATTATAGGTGAAGACGGGCAAATTTCTGCCTATAAAAATAAAAAACCGTTTTACAAGAAATGGTGGTTTATTTTGTTGATAGTCACTGCACTTATAATTGTTACGATTGTTAAGTTTGGAGGACAAGTAATAGCGATATATCTTTTAATGTTTTTATTACTGGCTATGATAATTCAAGGAATAAGAACTTTATTTTTTATACTTCAAAAAGATGATAAGAATATCCAAAAAAATGCTAAAATTTTCGCTGTTATTTTTGGATTTGCTCTTTTTCTCGTTTATTCAATAATTGCAACCACACCAGAAAAAGATAAAGTGGTGAATAATAAAACGGAAGTTAAAAAAGTCGAAACCAAAAAGGAAGAGCCGAAGGTTGAAACAAAAACGACAACAAGTAAAGTTGATAAATCTATAACAACAAAAGAACAAAAAAGGCTTGTAATGTTTTTAGAAAATTCTGATAACAGATATTTTGATAACTTCAAGGAAATTTTAACCGCATTTGATAATCAAGACTTTGATAAAACAAAAACGTTGTTAAATAGATACAAAGGGAAATTGAAAGAAATTTATAATAATGTTCTAGACTATGAATGTAAGCCTACTGGGAATCCAATTTTTGATAAAGAATGTGGCGAGTTGTCTCAAGCAGCTTCTGAAGATTATACTTTTAAAAATAATACTATTAATGAAATAGAATATTTTTTCAATAATCCTAGTGAAGCAACTTTAGAAAATGTGCGAACAGAATTTAGATATGTTCTTGAAAAGAGTAACGAACTTAGAGATAAGTACGCAATATTTAAAAATAAAAATTTTTAAAAAAAGTTCTTGACTTTGTCAGATACTTATGATATTATATTAGTATCTTACAAAAGAGAGGTAATTTTTAATGGAAAAAAGGAAAGCAAGAGTTATATTCCATAAAGCAGGAAATGGTAAATCTGCGAAAATAACGATACCAATTCCGTGGCTTAGAGAAATGGAAGTTACAGAAGAAAAGAGAGAAGTGGAGTTGATTTTTGATAAAGAAAATAAAAAAATAGAAATCAAATAAAAATTCCCTCTCTCGTAAGAAAAAGGGAATATCTAGTATTTAACTAGTACTTAACCAATACTATTATACTATATATTCTCTTAAAAAACAAATATTTTAGGAGGAAATTTAATGGAAAACATTATGGATTTAGTAAAAGTAGAAAGACATGAAAATTATGGATTGGTTGTAAGTAGTAGAGTTATTGCAAGAGCATTGGATAAAAGGCACGAAAAAGTTTTAAGAGACATTGATAAAATTTTAATCAACCCAGATTTGGGTAGATTGATTTTCACAAGTAATTACAAGGATAGCAGAAATAGAAACTATCGTGAATATCTTTTAACCAAAGACGGATTTATCCTTTATATGTTCAACATACAAGGACACAACAAATTCAAACTGGCTTACATAAACGAATTTAACAGAATGGAAAGATTGTTAAATCAGCAAAGATTGTTACCAATGCCAAAAAGTGATAAAGTTTCAATACCACTTGATAAAGCAGTTCATTGGGCTAAGATAAAAGAGATTGCAAATAAGGCTAATGAAGTAAGAAGTGATACTTATAGAAAAATATGTAAACTTTCTCAGGACTTGGCAATGATAACAAATCAGATTGACGAGCTTTCTGGAATGACATTTGAAGTTGAAAATTTACTAGACCAAATTGAAAATTAAATAGAAACATTAAATCACAGTCATTAATTTGATTGTGATTTTTTTGTTACAAAAAATAAAATTAAAATATATAAGGAGAAAGAAAATGAATTTAGAAAGAAAATATACTGAAGAAGAAGCAGAAGCGATTAATATGTCAAGAGAAATGGCTGGATTACCGCCTATCACTCAAAATAATGAGAATGTAGCAGTTCAAAATAAAGAAGTCAAGAATGAAACAAAAGCGATTGAAGCTATTGCAACAGAAGAAACGGCGGAAGAAATAAAAGAAAGAAGAAACGAGAACGAAAGAAATAGATTAAAACAACAAGGTGGATTGCGTCCAAACCAACTGTTCCATCACACTTTGATTAACTGGGACGGAAGACCTCAAGATGTAATTTGTAAATATCCAACAACAAAACAAGCGATTAAGTATTCCAAAATGGAAGTTGATCCTGCGACTGGTAAAGGAGTATTTTTATTTGCTGATGTAGTAAATGATTTTCAAAACGATAAATTACTTTCAAAATTTGAAATCGAAGATTTTCCTTCGAGTGAAATTGCGGAATTAGCTACTTTCCTGTCGGAAGTGGTAAGAAATCCCTTCCTTAAATAGAAACCCTGCTTTTTTCTATGAAGGGAAAATGTATATTAATAAGGATGAAATGCTAAAAGAAATAACAGAAGTTGAAAATTTGGCATTTCAGCTCGAATTAAACGATAACTTTAAAAGTTTTAATTCGTTTGAATTTTTAGAAAGATATAACAAAAATGATATTCCTGAAAAGGAATTTGAGACATTTTTGAAGATGTGTTTCTATGATACGGAAATACAGAAAATAAAAGAGCGGGAACAAAAGAAAATGAAGAAAGGAAAATAAAATGGCTAGCGGAGTAGGAGTTACTTATGAGTTAGAATTTGTAATAAAAGACAAGAACGCAAAGCAATGGATACAGTCTATGCAAAAAGAAGCTGAAAGGCTAGCTAAGGCATTAGATAAAGTTACTTTAAATAATTTTAACAAACAGCTTCAGCACATGCAGAAACATTTGCATTCACAAGGAGATAAATTAAAATCACAACTTAAAATGGCACAGGATATGATGAAATCACTTGGAACTGGCAAGACTGTAAAAAGTGGACTGGAAAATGTAAAAAAAGACACACAATCTGCTAAAAAGAAAATGGATGAATTAAACAAAGCAAAAGAAGCGGTTGGAAAATCAGTCAAAGACCCTTTAAAAAATGTTGCAAAAGGGGCTGACAATGCTATGAAAAGAGTAAAAGGACTTTTAAATAAAGTTCGTGACGGAGCGTTGTATAAGGCTGGAAGTTTTATTACGCAGGCTGGTGCTGAAGCATTGCAGGAATATGGACAAACTGATTATGAATTACGAGGTGCTTCTGCTAAGACTGGAGGTTTCGGAACAGATTTAAAAGAATATAGGAAATTAGCAAAGCAGGTTGGTGGAGCAACCAAATTTAATAATCTAGATGTTGCACAAGCTATAAATGCAGGAGCGACTTTAGGAATAAAAAAAAGACGAAATGAAACAAATTATTCTGCTGCTTCAAATTTAGCACAAGCATTTAATTCGGATATTACGCCGGCACTTGAAATGGTAAAAATGCACATGAACTCTTACCAGTTATCGGCAAAAGAAGCAAAGAAAGTAACTGATATGATAGCTGTTACGTCTAAAAATACTGCTGCAGATTTGCCAAGACTTGCTGAAGGATTTAAATATGTTGGAGCTTCTGGAAAAGCATTAGGAGTTCCGATGGAAACGGTTTATGCAATGCTCGGAAAAATGAATGATAACGGACTAATAGGTTCCACTGCGGGTACAGGATTAAATCAAATGTTTGAAAGTATGAAAGATTTTAAAAAGCGTGGAAAACTGGAAGGTTTAATTGGTAAAGTTACGGATGAAAAAGGAAATTTACAGGATATGACTTCTATTCTGGAAAGGTTAAAAGGTGTAACTGACAAAATGGGAAATGCTGACAAGGCTGGAGTTTTAAAATCTATTTTTGGAGTACAAGGTGGAAGAGCAGTAAACACTTTATTAAATGGAAGTATCGAAGACTTGAAAAAACTTCAAAATGAAATAAAAAACAGTAGTGGAGCAGCTGAAAAATTAAGTAAGTTTATGATGCAAGGAAGTGCTGGGGCAGTTGAAACTTTAATGGGAACAATGTCAAGCACGTTCGCAGCGGTATTTGATTCGTTAGAACCTTTATTAGTTCCAGTTGCAGGGCTATTTATGGGAATTGCTGAAGCGATAGGAATGGTTGCTGAAAAAGCCCCTTGGTTATTACAATTAGTTTCTGTTTTGGGAGCATTGGTTGTAGGAGAATTAGTTTTTCAAAAATTAAAGGCAAGTATTGGACCATTTATAACAGGAATAAAAGAGGCAATTGCAAGTGTAAGTCTATTTAAAATGGTTTTATACGGACTGTTAGCTATTGGATTGGTAGTGATATTCAATCTATTTAAGCAATGGCAGGATTATTTGCAGGAAAATGAAGTGGTTAGTAAAGAATGGGAAGGTGTACTGTTAAATTTAACCTATGCCCTAAGTGCTTTAGGCGATGTAATAATGTCAATTTTAGGTGCTTTATTTGGATTCAATACAAGGCAACAGGATGCAGCAGATAAAACTAAATTTATGGGAATGACTGCCGAAGAAGTTGCAAGGAAATTAAAAGATTTTCAAAAAAATATTTTTGATTTAACTGTGAAACTTCAAGAAATGAGAAGTTGGATAGAACAGAATAAAGAAATGATAAGATTTTTTGGAACTGTATTTTTAGGATTGGCTGTTGGAATCGGTATTTTGTGGGCTTTAACAGCTGCACAAACAGCATTTAATGCAGCAGCTGCGATGAATCCGTACGTTTTGATTGCTGCTGCGATTATAGCTGCAATCATGGCAATAGTAGCTGTTTTAATATATTTTTGGAACACAAACGAGACTTTTAGAAATGCAATAATAACAATCTGGAATACGATAAGTCAATATTGGGCTGTTGTAGGATTCATTTTTGGGGGTCTTGTAGGAGCAATAATCGGTGGATTGATGCAATTGTGGACACAAAACGAAACATTCAGACAATTTGTAACCACTGCTTGGAACTTTATTGCTTCAGTATTTCAATTAGTAGGAGCAATAATTAGTGGCATCGTAATGGCGATTGTTAATGTCATATCAATTCTTATTAATGGAATAATAAATCTTTACAACACAAACTCAACGTTTCGCTCAATCGTCACAATGGTTTGGACTGCAGTAGGAGTTCTTATTCCTTCGGTTATAGGATTAATAGTAGGTGGTCCTTTCGGAATGTTTATAGCTGGATTAACAGCTTTAGCTAGCAAAAATCAAGCAGCTAGAGGAATTATTAGTTCTGCTTGGAATGCTATAAAGGCAGCTGTTTCAACTGCTGTAACATTTATTATTAGTAGAATTAATGCTGCAACTTCAGCCGTTCAAGGATTGATTACTGCTTTTCAAGCGGCAGGGAGATTAGATTGGAACGGAATTAAGGCTGGAGGAGCACCATTTATCGGT